ATGATTCCGGTTCCAGCAGAAGCACCGTCGTAGGCAGTCACTCCCATGACATTACTCACCGTAACGTGATCCTCGTTGATATGGATGAAAGCATCGTCACATGCGTCCATGTAAGAGTCGGAAATGTAGCCGCGCGTCGTGCCGTTATCCGACGTTGCGTTCAGGCCATATCGGTCACTGTTATGAACATGAACATTGTGGACTTTCCATACTGCCGTGTTGTAGATATACATAGCATCATAGGAGTTACCCTGCCGCCACAGTGTCTCTACGCCACAATTCATCAACATGAATCCATGCGCTGCGGTTGCCGAAACTGCGTGTCTCGCTGTAGACCCATCAATGACCGTGTTGTAGCCACCGCCATCGAAAGTGCAACTAACTCCGGTAACTACAAGCCCATCCGTTTCCACGCCGTTCTCGCACAGTATTGACGTTTCGTTTGCCGACATTGTGTTGATTCCAACGTGGTCAGAATCCCCGCCTAGTTTCAGTGTTGAGCCAACACCTGACAGAGTGCCATTCCCAGTCCACAAGAAACCGCCCCCGAACTCCACGGTGCAACCTGCACCTGAAATCACCCAAGCCCCTTCAATGATTGCTCCGGGGCCAACTATCACATGACAGTTATCGCCAGAAATCGTCCAGTCACCGTCAAGCGTCGTGGTTCCTTCAATAACTATATAAGCCCCAGCCGTACTGATCGTTACGTCCTCTGCGTACTCCTGCTGGCCCTTAACGAACAGTGAGTATCCGGTCGTACTCGCATCAAGCGCATCATCCGCAGCTTGGATCGTTGTGTAATCACCACCACTTGCAGCCGCAACAGCATCCCATGTCGCAATACTCAATACTGAACTAGATGCGTTTAGACCTGTACCTGCAAACAAAGTTGCTATGTCAGCAAGGGCTTCTTTTTTAGTAGCGTTACTATCAGTCGCATCCATGAACGGAATGTAGTCACCATTTGCAATAGCGACTTCACTAACTTCGTTAAGGTCTACAGCAAGGGTCGGTGTTCCACTGTTTCCACCGCCTGACAAACCTGTTCCTGCGGTCACGCCCTCGATGTCACCGCTTGCACCAGCAGCCCAGGAAGGAAGTCCTGATGCAAGTGTTAATATTTCGCCATCAGAACCTTTACCTAATCGGACATAGTTAGTGCCGTTAGAGTAGAGAATGTCACCCGCAGCATCGGAACCTACTGCAAAGCCAGCAGCGAATGTAACCTTCCCGCCGTCAGCTATCGTCATAGATAGATCGCCGTCGGTGTAGTCGATAGTTGCGGTTTCCAAACTACCGTTAGTGACGTTCACCCCACCATCGTCTACCGTGAGGACATCCGTACCGTCTACGTCAAAGACCATCTTCCCGTGGTCTGCTGTTCCCGAAGCGGTAGCTGTAGAAAAATGGACTGCTTCGGCTGTTTTGTTAGTACCACCGTTAAGCACTTCAATTTTTAATGCTTCGGTAGGACTCGTGCCTATGCTGAATGAAGTATCTGCATTGTTGGCATCGTGGAAAAGAGTAACGTCACTAAACGTGAGTGCTAGAGCATTAGATACAGACCCTGCTGCCGTTAGCCCTGCAAGGGTTGTGACATTAGGCATGGCTGTTATCTCATCGTCGAGATAGGCAGCAAGGGTTTGCACAGTGGTCTGAGCCATAGTGCCACCGTGGTTCATAAGGATGCCATGACCGTCAGAAACAGTGGTCGTCCCAATACTTGATCCGCCATCAGTCAGGTTCAGTTCCCCGACCGTAGCGCTGATCGTACCGGCACTTGTGTCTGCTGCAAATACTCCGAGATAACCACTCTGGTTTGGCATATAGATAGTGCGGTCTGCATCAGGGTCTACAACCGCTAACGTAGTTTCATTGGTATCACCACCGGCTGTCGCACCCTCAAAAACTACGGCGTTAGCACCAGCGACAGTACCGTTTACGGTAATAACGTCGTCGCCGTCGCTACCGAGAGTTACATTCCCGTTGAGGACCGTAGCGCCTGTGACTGTTAGGTCGTCTGCAAACGTAGCGTTACCGTCGGCAACTGCAAATGCCGTTGCCCCATTTGTTCCAGTGATAACTAGCTTTTCTTCGGAAGCATCCCAAAGAAAATTGTCGCCGGCAGTTCCAGAGTTAAAAGTAACGTCATAACCTGTGCCATCAGAGCCGACCGTAAACGCTGCACCAACAGTTTGAGCTGCGGTAAAAGTCTGCGCCAAAGCCAAAGATGCAAGCGTATCTGTGCCTGTAATCAGGGGAAGGTTTAAGACACGGTGTGCCCCAATCGCTGCCCCGGCCAGCGTGTAACGAAATGTGTTGGCGGGATTAAATACACGAAGCCCAGTGTCACGAAATGTGTTTTGAGCTTTGCCGGCTGGGAAAAAATGTGTTGTTTGAGCCATGTGTTAAGCCGCCGTAGAGTAAATTGCGTCAACGCGGTCGCCATTAGTGCCACCGTCGTAGAACAGTTTGGTCATGTCGATGCCATCAGTGTCTGTAATCGTTACAGCTTCTCCTGGATTTAATCGAAACCGTGCAGCCGTAGCACTGACGTTAGAGTCTCCTATGTAAATAGGACTCGTATTATCATCATCCGCTTTGATCGTCACCGACGTGATGTTCGTTGGGCCAGATGCGTCAAGCGCCTCGGCCGTACCGTTAGACGTTAGGGTGTCGGTAGCGCCTTTAATTACATTTGCCATTAGGTCCAATTCTCCGATTCAGGTACTTTGAAGCACCGTATTCGAGCTGACTCCACAGTTCTTACTGTGTTGCTGCCATAATCCAAAACATCTTCACGTACGAATCCCTCGTCAGGCAGCATGTTCACTTGCACAGCCGTCCCATCACGATCGTACAAAGTAGTAGTCCAGCCCGGCGTTTTCATTGCATTTAGAGCTGCAACGAGATTCGCTTTAAGTGTGTTTACACGTCCTAACCGATTTGGAACTCCATCTCCCAGGACTACGGTGAAGTCGTACAGATCCAGGGAAGTCGGACGAACTGTTCCAAGTACATTTATAGATTGAAGTTCAAGACCCATCGTTTCATCCGTGGTAAGAAACTCGACCTGGATTTTGATGCGTTCCGACACCACATTCGTGATCCCTGTCTTTTTGAAATACAACGATTGCGAAGGGCTTACATTGGCTGTCCCGTTACCTGTCCCACCTAGTTCAACGAAACCATTGCCGTCGTCAATGTCGTAATACACTTTGACCGCACGACCACCAGAACCCATTGCCACGTTTTCCTCGTTTGAGGTAACAATGTCAATCTGTTGCCATTGCGTTTGCCAACCTGGATAGCGCGCTATCCAGCCGGTCGTAAGTTTCTGTCCTGTCCCGAACTTATATGCACCACCTTGTCCTACAGGATTGGCGCTGCGAGTGAGTGTGACATACCCAACTTTATTGTCCTCATCTTCATCTCCTGCTGCGCCTGTGTAATGCACTCGTATAGAAACTTTATCAATAGACGCTGTAGCAGTTGTGCCATCACGCCACGCTTTAGCTTGTATGCGCACACCAAAGTTAGTTGCGTTTATTTGGGCGTTTGTTGGAGTGACTCCCCACTTATCCGTAGAACTGCCATAGGTAGCTACTGTGTCGGAAGAAGGCCATTCGTCCCCTGACGACGTAGCAGCTTTATTGTCTCCAGCAGCAGAACCATTAACGATAAGCTGCACGGTTTGATCTCTGACAAACCCAACACGTCCAAAAGACGCTTTTCGTTCTATCAACACTTCAAACCCTGTTGTCGTAGCGCCGGCAGGAATAGCTAGATCGTCAAATCCTGTAACGTCGAGATGATCCGAGCTTTCAACTCCAAACGATTGATAAAAGATATCTACTCGATCGTTGTTGTTTGCCGCATCTGCCCACAGTTCGGAAAGCGCTATCCCGTCCGTATCCTCTATTCGCACCTGTTCTCCAGGCTGTACAGAAATACCATTTGCAGCGCTTACACTCGAATCGCCGATGTAAATGACGCCGACGTTATCGTCGTCACCTTTGATCGTCACCGCAGTTACCTGGGGAGCTGTGCCATCAATTTGTTCTGCTGTTCCTGCGGCGTTGATTACTTGCGTAGAAGATTCAGGAGATCCTCCTCCGACAGAAATAGGGAACACGGCATACACGTCGTCTGCTACAAGCGTATTTGCAGGAGTAGTCCACGCAATTCCACTGGCATCTGTATTAGATCCTGTGCCGCCTGATAATTGCTCACGAGCTGTGTCTAATGACCCAAGAGATCTGCCAGAAAAATACAAACGTGGGTCTGTGTTTCCGTGAACTTTAGTGACCCAGGCATCTTTGACTTCGCCCATGTTAATTTCAGCTAAGTCATGCCAGGTGTAGACGTTTGCCGTAATCCGCTTGCCTTTCAACAAGAAACTTTTTGACGATTCTGTTTCAGAAGCGTTGGTAATAAACACGTATAAGTAGGAACCGCTACCAGCAATAGCTGTGGGCCTACCGCCGTATCGTTGATACACAGATCCGTTCTCGGACGGTCCGATTGGGAAAATGCTGTTTTGTTCAATTACAGCAAGCGTGTGGTCCTGAATAGGAACGTACATCTGGTTGTAATAATCACGAGCTCCAGCTCCCATGTGTGCCATAGGAGTCTTTGCTAACCACGGCGTCAGGTTTGTTGCGCGTCCGTTAGATTCAAGCGTGTACACGCCCTCCTCTTTGAAGATGTAAAGGACGTTAGCAATTACTTCCATGCCCGTAATGTTGTGGTCAGAGTCCCCAATAATGTATTCCGACCAGGTTCCTGCGGTGCGTGGGTTAGCACTAGCAGCTATTTTATTTGGTTTAAGACCTTTCCAAAGAACAGGAACACCGAATGTGTTTATCGTTTGCGCAAAGAAATGCGCGTATCGTTGATCTCCAGATGAAAATCCGTTAGCTGTCCACGATCTTCCGTCAGTAGAGTGTTCCCACGTAGTAGACCCACCCATTCCGATGTAGTAGCGGTCCTCAAACAACAACATGTCAGAGTCCACAACGGCTGGGTGAATGTCTTTGTTTACCCACAATCCTGTAGCTGGGGTGAGCTCGAAGGTACTAGCAGAACTGTTGACGTGCAGCTTGCCGTCAATTTCACCGAATGTTTTTCCTGGGCCTCGCAGACTTGTTATTGAAAACATCGGACCGTCGGCCGGGTCCCAATCGAAATAACAGTAATCGTTTGTAGCTGGTTGAAGATCTAGGTTTAACGTAGAAAGAGCTGCGCTTGAACGCAGCGTGGCCGAAAGTAAAACCCACTGATCTTTTAATGTCGTCGTGTCTGTTGCACCAGAAGATCCATCATCTATCTGTAATGTTGGTGCACCTTCGCCTGTAGGCACGTACACGCGCACTTGGAAAGTGACGTTCATGGAAGAAAAACTGGCGGCTGTTGGCGCTTGTCGAATACCGTGATTAGACCCGGCAGACGTGACTTTTGCCGAATAATCACCAGCGTACTTAATGCCAGTCTCTCGGTTCGTAGTTTCGCCACCGTTAATTTTTGACCACGTGGTCAAGGTTGTGGCATTACCCCACGTTTCAAAATCAGCGTTAGCTAGAACTTCCGAAGAAGATACATATTTCGGCTGTGGTCCAGGAATTGCAGCTCCTTCAAAGCTAGTGTCAACTCCTTCGGACAGACCTGCACGCTTTGATCCCTCAATGTGGTTCTTTTCACCAATTCCAAGAGTCCAGTCTGTAATTTTATAAACAGTCCTGATCTCTGGAGGGAATGTTTCATGGCCTGCTGCACCAGTTGGTGCAGACGTAGGTAACAACGAGATAGTTCGTTGTGAAAATAAAGCTCCGCCGTCCTCTCGCCTAACCAAAGACATGCCAACATCATCGGTGTAGCCGGGCGGCAGTATGCTGAGATCGGCAGAAGTACCACCTTTGGCCATTAGTCAATCACCGATCTGACATGTGCGTGACGTGACATAGAACTGGCAGACGTAAGTTGCGGGCGATGTCTTGCGACTGGACGCGGCATCCTAAACCCCGGTTCTCTCAGCTTGTTATCGGCTATTGCATCCCAGTCGGAAGCGAACAACAGGTACAAATTAGTTGCTCCACCGCCTGGTTGGTTAGCCATGCTTCGAGAAATATCTGCCAGTGTTCTGGAGTAAAGAGCTTCTAAATGTTCACCTTCAATTTCATAACCATCTGATTCAGAACTGGCTTCTGTAAGGTAATCAATGCCCTCAAACGTCATTAGAGCTTCGTTAGTAGGAGCGTAATCTAAGACGATTTCATTGCCGACGCTGACTGTCCCAGCAGCGTTTACGGATGGAGAACGTGACTCCATGTGCCAACCGTGTATTTCAGAGGGCTCCTCGACGAACGTAGGCCAGTTAGCAGCCATTTGTTTAACGGCGACAGGACCACGTTTGAAACGCCCAGGTATCAGTGGAATACGAAGTTGATCGGGTCCACCTGTAGTCCACACGGGACCAATTTGCACTGTGCCACCTGCGGCAGCATGAATCCTGAATTGAATAGGAGCTCCAGGTCGTCCTACTACCATAGAGCGTGTGGCTGTAACAATTTCTTGCCACGTGCTATCTCCATTGTGTTGCACGGTAGAGCCATCGCCGGCACCGTCAGAAATGCTGACGCCTCCTACCGATGAAGATGTGCAGCGCATCATGGCGTGAAAAACAACGTCTTTACCAGCAAGCTCATTAAGTAATGCCGGGTTGTCAGGCGTGTTGTAAATGTACCGAGCTCCTCCAGCATCAGCCGTAAGGGTGACTCCCCATTGACCGTAGTAGGGCTCGGTCAGTTTGGCGACTGTAGCCGCAGCGTTGCTTTTAGACCACCACAGCGGAACCGTGTCAGAATCCCAGTAGTCCCACATACCGTTCCACGCTCGACTTCCACCAATGTGATGGGCTTGTCGGTACGCAAACAGTTCTGGATATAGCCCTACAGCAGCGCTGTTAAGCGCAGAGCGCAATGTCTCAGGGTGTATTGGACTCAGGTAGGCAGTTACGCCGTTGGCTACCTGTGCGCTAAAAGGCTCACGGACAGTGACAAGAGTGTTGCCTAGTCCGTCGTTAGAATCGAACTCAATTACAAGACGAGCTTCGAGCGCTCCTGTAGCACTTGATAAAGGACCGTTTGGAAGCACGATCCAGTGAGTATCTTCAAAAAAATCGTCTGGATAGTTGCCAAGCGCATTTATGTATGCAGTTGTAGCACCTGTGTTTCCAGCAGCGGACGTTTTTTGGTCTGCTGAAAGACGCGGAAAGATCGCCTCGACCTTTCTAAGTGCCCCTACTCGGGCGTTGGCAAGAGTGGTAACACCGGGCACAGCGTCTCCTCATAAGTAGAGGGGTAGCCCGGCCGCCGTAATGAGGAGGGAACGACCGAACTACCCCGCAGATCTAGTGTGGCTAAAACTCGCTGTCGTACCCGAAGTACACCACGTCCATCGTCTGATCTCCGCCAGTGGCAAAGATCTTCGTTCGAGGGATGTCCTGGTGCTCAAGTACAAACGGCTCACTTGCCGCAATCGCATGCCCAAACGAGGCGGTGGGAGTGCCCGTAGGGTGATGCGTAAGAATGGCCGACGGCAAACACAGGATCATCGTTGTCCCGCTAGGGATCGTTGCTCCACAGGTTGCCAGCGTTTCTGCGGCCGCACCAATAGTGAGGCGTTCAAAACTCTTGACCATTCCGTTGATCTGAATTTTTGTTTTAAGTTTTGTTGCTGCCATGTCGCTCCTCTACGCGTTAAGCGACCTCGAATACCATGTAGCCACCGAAGATGATGCTGATATCCGTACCACTGTCGTCTTTAGTGGCCTTAAGGCCGAGCGCAGCACCTGGGCGGATGATACTCGTAGCGTCAAACGCCGAAGTGATGTCCGTCTCCTGCATTTCGTCGGCAGCGCTGCCCTCGGCGGCGCTGTTCGTGAATGAGGCATCGGCCGTCACGGCGTCGTGCTGGGCACCGTCGATCGCTGAGCCGACCGTAAGGTCAAACGTCGGCGTACCGCTGGTTGCCTCTGCGGCCAGGTAGAACGCGGCTTTCTCCAACCGAAGTGCGTTTTCGGGCACGACGGCGAAGAATGTCGCTACTTCGTTCTGTGCGTCGACGGTGGCACCAGCGAAGTTACCGCTGTCCAGAAGCGCGTTCGCTGACGTTGCGTACTGGAGAACGATCGGAACGTGCACGTAGCTCGAAGGCCGAATGACTCGTTCGCAAATCTTCGTGGTAAGCGCCTCACCAAGCGGCTGCTTGAGCGCTGCGGCCGTGGTCGGTCGAGTGTGCGTTATGGCCCCGGCTGTTTCCGAAAGCCATTCGGCATCACCTGCTGTAAACGGAGCATCTTCGTCAATGACGTAGACGTGCCGAGACACATTCAAACGCTGCGTTAGGTCCTGTGCTGAGTCAACGTCGTTGAGAGCAAAACCTTGCGCTGGCTTGGTTGCGTCGCTCGCATCTGCGAGAGCCCAGGACGTACCGTTATGCCAAACAGCATCGCCCTTTTTAATCTCCGTGCTTGCTGTCACGGTGCCCATGTCAGGGCCTCCGAGAACAGGTCCGCTCTTGTGGATCACCTCTAGTTCAGCCATGTGCTTCTCCCGCCCTGGTTCAAATCAACTCAGGGTCTCGTGAAGGTTTGTTAGGCGGCGGAGTCAATGCCCCCGAGTGCGCCGATTGAAAACACCGAGTACAACGCAGATCCTGGATAGGAAATCATGCGGTATACACGAGCGTCTTTGTTTTTGCGGATGCCCAGGTCTTGTAGAGTCGCATCCCAAAACTCTCCGCCGTGCAGAAGGGTGTAACCCTCTGAGGCTTCTCCGGTTTTGACCCCAACGATTGTCGTTGCCGTGGAGCTACTCCAGGTTGACGAGTCGTTGTAGGTTTCGGAATCGGAAAACCATTCGGAAATAGAAATCGGCAGATCGTCAAACGTACGAATACGTCGGCCGAACTGGTTGATCTCTGGAAGCGTTATGCCGCCACCGGCTGCGTAGGCCAGAGCAGTCAGCTTGCGCCGCATGGTTTTGTTCATCGCAAGGAAATCAGGAAGGCCAGGTTTGATGTCGTCGACCATTACCCGAAGGCGAGCGATCGTAAGCTCGGTCTCAGCGGTGCCGGGACCATCAAGTGCTCCATCATCCATTGCCCGCATGCGAGTGTTGGCCTGCGCCTTACGAATAAGACCGTCAAACTCGTTTCCGTTGCGGTTGTTGTCGCCGTTGACAATGGCCCATTCGAGCTTGCGGGCGTATTCCTTTGCCATGCGACTGTGAAGTGCAACCCGAGGATCTGTTCCGATCGCAAGAGTCTGCGTTTTGAGGTTCAGATCGCTCTGAACGTACAAAGTCCGCAGGGCTTCCGTGACCGTCGTGAACTCGGGGTCCGTGCTAGAAAGCTCGGATGCGTCGCCGGTAAAGTCGACGACAGGGTTCACAGATTCCCGATCGAAGTCCAGGTTGTTACCTGCAACCTTTTTAAGCCCTACTCGGCTTGCAAGGTCTGATTCCGTCAGGATTGCTGTAAACAACCCAACCTGAAACATGTTCTGGCTGAGCTTTTGGTACTCGGTAAACGTAGACATGCTACGTAACGCTCCTCTTTATGAGAGGGGACGACTAATTTCCATCCGAATAAGCTGCTGCAAATGCCTCGGTCGGATCACCTGAATCAATCACACGAGCTTTTACGTCCGTGTGATCCGGTGCCCCGCCACTACCTGTGACGCCCGACCCAAGACCACCGCCGGCTGCGATTTGCTCTCTGCGTGAGAGCGGTTCATCAACGGTGGTATTTGCAGTTACTTGCTCGTTAGTTTCATCGTCTCCCTGGTTGTTAGTATTTGTTTCAACTGAGGGAGCGTCACCGCCTGCAAGTTTGTCACTTGCCTGCTGTGTTGCATCAATAGCCACAAGCCTTGCCGTGTACGCTTCGAGCTGGGAGCCCATCGCTGGGTTAAGAGCATCTGTAGTAGTTGCCTTAGCCCAGGTGTTTCGGATGAACTCTGCATCTCGATCTGAGATCCTGTCACCAAGAGTCGCCATGTCTCGTTCGATGCGTTCCTTAGAACGCGCCAATGTTTGAGACTGCGACAATCCAGTCGCGCGTTGTTGGGCAGCATCCGCATACGAAGTGTTGGTCGGAGTAGACATGACGTTTCCATCATCGTCGTATTCCGTTTCACCAGCGCTGCTTTGGATTCCCGCCACGTCGTCCCTGATACTCGCCGTCACGAGATCCAGGTCTAGCATGGTAGATTCCATCGCCCCAAGCCTGTCGGAAAGTCCATTCAAGGTAGCGGTGATGTTTTTAGCTTCGTCCCGTTCTTTCTCGGCTTTTATCCGAGCTTTGGACTCGCCTTTATACATCGCTTCCCAGTCGGTCCCCGACGTTTTTGGGTCTACAGAATCGTTGTCGTTTTCGGTAAGCCCCGGCGAGCTTGCTCCTGACCCGTCAACAATTCCGATATTTGCGTCTGTGTCCTCTGGCATGGTTCTCCAATCCAGGGTTTGGCCGTCCCAATCCCCGGTTCAGTCAACATGAGCTTTTAAGGGCTCGTGCCTTGTGGCCGCTATTCAGTTATGACTATCACAATAGGAAGTATGCGCAATGCGTCAACTGGCTATATCGTCAATCATATCCCTCTGCCGCATTATTTCAGCGCGTCGGTTTTCAGGATGCAGCGCTCGTCGTGCCTTATATGTCACTAAGGCAAGATCTAGTTGTGGATCTCTCATACGCATTGTTTGACGTATTCTTAATACTACTTTTTCTATTGCACCAACTACTGGATATGCCAGTTTGATTGCTTCTTGAGCCGCAGGATCACCTCGATACGATTGCCACAATTTGTACGCTTCTAAATGTTCGACAGGTTTGTCTGCTAAAAGAGTTTCTGGAACATCCCAGTACGGTCGCATTAACTCTTTTGCATCCTCATAGTCGTACGCCATTCCTTGTTCGTCGTATTCCCACACCTTTTTTGGCATACGAGATCCGTCAGGCAACCTGCCTCGTGCGTAATTTTTAATTCTTTCAAAAGTTTCCTCATCCACATCTTCACGAGACCTAAATGCTAATTCGTCAAGATCTCGCTGGTCGTAGTCATAATCCCCGTATTGATCGACATGTTCAGGGTTGGTTATGACTAAAGTTACATATTCGTTGAATAAACGGTTGAACTGCGTGTCTGATTTTGCAGAATCTTTAAGATCTTCAATTACATCTGCAAATACTGGGTCGTTTTCACGTTCCTCACGAGACGCTCTCCTGATTGTATTTGCGTCATGTAAAGCATCTTGTAAATCAGGACCATTACGAGTTCTTGCAAAATTCTGGTAGGCCAACGACACAGCGTCGTTATATGTGAGCTTTTCCTGCTCGATCAAGTCAAAGTAAGGTTTGCTCGGCCCCGCAGCATTGTTATGGAAAGCCTCCTGCTTAATTTGCAATTCCTCTGCCCATTCACCTTTGGTGCTTAGCTCTTGTCGCACATCCAAATCTAATTCGTCCCATTTAAGACCAGACGGTGTTCGTTCTGGATTTTCTTCAAGGTCTGGATTCACCCACGTAGCTGCTGCGGCATTTCGTACTTTTTCCAACCGTTCGTACGCTGATAGTGGACGTTCCCGCGCCACAGTCATTTGCAATCCCATGCTTAACGCACCTGGACGCGGAGTGCCAGCTCTGGATTCAAATTGCCCTTGCAACACAAACGGAAAGTTTCTTAACGCTGCTGCTTTTGCTGTAGGTTCCAACCCTTTCCAGTCACCTGATACAGCTTTTTCTATCAAGGAAATAGGATTACGGTCTATGGGCTCTCCATCAAACGTCTGTCCTGTAATTATTTCACGCGTGTACGGTGCTCCACGATTCAGAACGTAGTTGAACAGTGGGTTCTCTCGCCATGAGTCGTCCCCAAACACGTTCCATTTCAATATCGACGTAGGATCACTTTCCTCTCCCAAACCACTTAAATCGTAGCCTGTCTTAAACATCACGTCGTAAATTGCACGGCCAGCACCACCAATACCGACCTGGCTCTCACCGACGGTAACTGTGAGCCAGCCAGGTTTGAACGGATTTGTCTCAACTTCTTGGCCTAACGCCTCTCCTATTCCCCACATGACGGCCGTGCCGCCAGCAATAAGCGCGGCCATTTGTTTTTGCGCTTCATAAGCTATTGTTGCCTGCGCATCGGTTCCTGGAGCTCTACGCGCCCCTCCGAGATTTTGCTTCCAATTAGCCCCGCTACCAGGAGCAATACGCTCCACTCCTCGTAGTGGATTATTAAAAGCGTTTTGTAATAAAGCTACGGCTGAACGAGTGAAACGTGGCGAAAAAAACAACACTCCACTTTCAATAGATCGTTGTCGTGGCGAAACTCCAAGCATGCCTGTATTTAACGTGCCCAGGCTGTTGTTAATGAAGCTGGCTAAATCTCGTCGATTCACAATATCGTTGCCGATAGCCGGGCTCATTGATTTCCACATTTCAATTTTTCCCACGTCAAGGAAAGTATTGAACCCTGTCGCCAACCTGCCAATAGGTCGAACGTGTTGGCCCCATATTGCTAAAGCGTTCTCTGGAATTTTATGTCCAGCAGCTCCTTGTGCCATCCATCCTTGCATGCGCCCAAGTCCACCACTGGCATCAAGCGCTTGAAAGAACTCTGAGCTTCCTATGTCTCCCCCGGCGTTTGCAAAATCTACAAACGCGTCTAGGTTGTCAATTACATATTTAGATCGCGCCTCGGGATTTTTTATTGCGCGCATTGATTGCGCCATGCCTTTAGCCCAAATGTCTGGATGCGAAAACATAAGTGCCGCACCTTGTATTGTGCCCCAGGCTATGTCAACACCAGCTCCTAAAGTTCTTGCTGTTCCTGTAAACAGCCCAATTTTGCGAGCAACCTCACTACCTGTATCTCCAAATCGCTTTTCAAGACTGTCGGCAAGATCTTTAGTTAAAATTTTGCCCGTGTATCCACCCAGGTTTACTTTTCCTACTTTTACATTTACCTGGTCCGTTGCATCCTCTGCATAAGGAAATAGGTTTTCAGGTAGGTCTAGTTGATTTTGGAATCTTTCAAGGTTTTCCTCGATGTCTTTTGCCGCGGCTTTTACATTTGCTTCGGCCATTTCTCGCATGTCAAGCGCTGCTGAAACATCATCTGCAAACCGATCAGTAGATGCTTGATTAACGGCACCTCGCGCTTGAGCGGAATTGTTTGCATACCTGTCTTTCAACCTTTTGTCGTAATCTTTAGCAGTATCTTTCCAATCACGCTGTCGCTCTGCAAGTGACGCCTGGCGTTTTTCTAACATAGCTCGGTTATGTTGCACTTCTTTGTTCCATTTATTCCGAGCCGTTTTAGTTTTAGTTCGTTGCCGAACGCCACGTGCGTGGCGAAGTCGTGTCGTGTATTTCGCTACTTCGGCAGTAAGATCTTCAACACGCTCCCATTTTTTGTCTATGTTTGTGGCAGCTTTATCTAATTCATTGTCAGCTTTTCTTGCGGCCTCATTAAGAAGTGGTTGCTTGGCTTTGTTTCTTTTATTTTTACTACGCAACCTGTTCACATGTTGTTTTGCTGCATGTAGAGCTGAACGTGCTTCCTCTTGAGCTATGTACAAATCAGGACGAAGTTTTCTAAGGCCTTCTTTGCTTGTTATCACTTTTCCTGATTGTTCGACGTATTCCATCGTGCGCTTTTCAGCAATTTGCTGATACGCAGACTTCATAAAAGCATCAAACGCTTCCATCGGGCTCATGTACGTCACGCCTTCGTGCGCACCTTCGATCATGGTTTCGTAATAACGAGATTTCAAAAAAGCTGCTGTTGAAGAACCAGATCTACCACTACCGCCGTTGAACATAACCAGTTCATGTTCAACTCTGCCACTCACCTGTTTTATAAGACTGTCTTTACCTTGAGCTCGTCGCGAAATCCAATGAAAACCGTCACGCGATAAAAGCTGCCACTCGTCCACTTGATCCGCTGCAATAACGCCTTCATCTACAAGCGTCTGAATCATGTCGTCAGTAGCTTTGCGCATCCGTGTAATAACGCCTATTTGGGATTCATTAAGGCCAGTAAACCAGGAGGGGTCTGGCCCATCTTCTGCGTTCCAGCGCTCCATTACATCGCCAAAAGTAAAGTTCGGATGCCCGGCCTCATCTGGCGCATAATTCCACGGGAGCTTTAGTTTTTTCCATTGTTTAGCTCCGTATGCAGTCAAGCGAATATTATCGGCTGTCACGTAATTTCCGCGTATCCGAAACGCTTTCATAGGATCTCCGCCACCCATTGGGTCAAGCACAAAATCTTTTGCTATGCCTGCAAATTGACTGCCTAGCACACCAATTTGCGAGTACAAAATGCCCGCTTTATCACCCACCGTGTTTGCAGTTGCACTTGGGTTCCAGAGTTTCATTCCTAAAAATTTAGCGCCCGCCTTTTGAGCAAGTCGTGTTTTTCTGTCGTTGCGAAAAGCGGCTCTTTCTAAATCCGCCGTTTTAGGAATAGCGCTGACTCCTGAGTTGGAACCACGTTGTTTCAGCCAGCCAGCCTTGTACAGTTCAATTATTTCGTCTTGTAACAAAGGCGATGAGAATCGTCCTGTAATGGGGTTACGGTTCAAACTTTCGCCGTCAGCAATTTTTTTTACAATTTCGTCAGGAATGTTGTAATCACGGGCAGCTCTCTTTAATTTACTTTTTTGGGTACGGCTTAAAGCGACGTTTTTACCACCTCTAACCGTTGCTACTCCGGTTCTGGATGCAGCTCTAGCCGACGCGTATGTGGCTTTGCCAGCCATTCCAAACATGTTTTCGCGCACTACAGATTTAGACACGCCCATTAAGTAAGCGCGCATACCTAACCTGCCACCTTTTATTGCAGCCCCTCCAAAACCAACGGTACCGACGGTTATAAGCAAATCCATTGGGTCAAAACCCATTTCCAACACTGTTTGCGCGTTAGGAGTAAAACTTATGTTGGAACCAGGAATACTTATGCGTGGAAGATTAAGGTCCGTTTCTTCCCACGCCTGGTTGATAGCGTCCGATCGCTTGACACCTTCACCTTGCAGAGCTTTAACACGCAGTTCAAAACTTTGATCGCCGCCAAGCCCAAGAAACGGTACTGCTGCTGTCCAGTCTGTTCCTCTTTGCACGGCTAACGTAGATTCCTGGGCCAAATTTCTGCCAGCACGTTCAGAGTAATCAAACAATGTTTGAACAGGCCCCTGGTCTACGGGGCCTCGCACTCCCCTGCCTCGGCCTCCTATGCTTGGGAGTATTTTGCGATCAGTGTATTTAGCCGCTTGTCCGACCTCAGATAATCCCTGTAAGACGTATCGAGCCCCACGACCAGCTATGCCTTGATCGCGTGGTTCTTCGGGAGAACGCATACCTTGATAACGACTTGGCATTGGAATTGCCGTCATTACTTCATTTCGTGGAACCGTTTTGAAAGACGGTGGTAGTTGAAGGCCAACCTCTCTCAAAATGTCAAGATTGCTTTGGTTGAGATCTTGTGCGGAACGCTCTGCTAATTGTTTTGTTTCGCGTCTTATATCAGCAGGATCGTAAGATCTTCTAGCTGGCGCTAAAAGATCGCTAAGTTCAGCGTTTTTACGTCTGCGTTGCATCCGTAAATCGGTAAGTCTCGAAGGAAAATCTGCCATTTAAGCCGCCGTTAATACGTTAGTTTGTTGTGACGGTGCCGTAGCCTGAATGAAACGTATGAAATCGTCTTGGTTAATACCAAGTGATTCCACAAGACCTATCAAGGCTTGTTGTTCTGTAGGTGCAAGTTGGTTGAGTTGCTGAACGGATGGTGTGCCGAGGCCGACATCGGGCATCCGTAAGTTTGGCAAGTTTTCCGTTTCCCCAGCCCTAAGCGCTTCTAATGCTGGTGGTAAAGGGGCCCCGCCTGTAGCAGCTCCAGCAGTCGTTCCTGTTTCAGCAGCAGGAGCCCCTGCACCGGCAATGCTTGTTAAGCCTGCTGGGGCTGTATCAAGCGGTAATCCTCGTTGAAGGTTAGCTGCTTGCATAAAACTACCTGGATCACGTGACAATTCGGCAGCAAATTGCAATTCTTGCAAACCTTGTTGCCGATTAAACTGTCTAATTGACTGGTTGAACTGGTCACGATCTAGTTTGACTCGTGCGTTCATTCCTTCAATTTCAATCGTTTGACGCTCTTGTGCTAAGTCGAGTTGTTCTCGTTGAAAAGCCAAATCCAACTGTTGCATCTGTTTTTGATTTTGGCGATTTAAGGTTTCAAGGTTGTACTGCCTGTCTTGCATATCCAGAGCGTTTTGCCAGTTACCGTCTGCTATATATCGTTCTGTTTCGTCACGAGCAGCAGCAGAATCTATGTCATGTTGTAGAGCAATTTCTTGAAGCTCATTTTGTCTTGAGTTGTAAGTGTTAATCCCGTTAATGCGGCTTTCTTCAACTTGTGTTAGCCGTTCTTCTATTTCTATTTCTACTGAACGTGCCTCAGCGGCGAGTTTTCTGTCCTCCGCTAAGTCCTGGCGAGAAGCACCATAAATAATTGCTTCTCGGCTAAGCCGTTCTTGTTCCAGTGATACTTCAAGGTTATGTTGTGCTACTTGCTGGGCTGTTCGTTGATCTAACTCATTTTTTTGCAACTGTATTTGAAGATCGTTCCTGGCATTTTCCATGTCCAGTTGTTGTGCTTGTATCTCACGAAACTGCTCCATGTCGTTTCGGTCAGCAGCATTGGCAGAAGCGCGATCAAGCGTTGCCATTTCCTGGTTAAAGCCAGCTATTTCACGGTCTAATTCGTAATTTTGGTATTGCCGCGCAAGTGATTCTTCTTGATACCAGGTGTTTCGCCGCAATTCTTCGAGAGCCAGTTCATCTAGAAATCTATCCCTTGCTGGATTCTCGCCATACATGGGGTCGCCGGTGGGAGCATCGTAAATGGTTGGAAGGCCACCACCTTCTGCATTTGGATCGGATGGACCTCCTAACCCAAATTCATCTTTATCCGGTGGATCGTCTCCTATCGCACCCGCTCCTTCGTTTGCCGCGTCAGCCGCCTGCGTTGACGTTGTTTCTGCTGTGTCACCAGTGCCAAGTCCACCCCAATCCATTGTCCCGCCTGTTTCAGAGCCCTCACCAAAATCAGCTCCAAAGTCCGTTCCAGGCATTTTAGGATTTTTAGGAGTTGCACTTTTCTTTGGCTGGTTCATTTGCGCAGCGGTTTTTACGTTATTTTTGCCGACCTGTCCGACGTAGTTGTACCCAAAATCAGGATCTTCCGTACGCATGTCGTTAAGCATGGTTTGCGCTTCGGTTTCATCGCGCGCTGAGAGCCCATAATGCGTTCCAGCTTTATTGCGGTATACAAAGTTAGCCATTAGTTACTCCTGTTCAGGCGTGGCCTGTGTCAGCCCGAGATCTTCTAAAAAGTCGTAAAATAAAGGGCCCATTTGTCGAGCAAGCGCTATACGTCCTTGCGGGTCCATGTTTTCAAGTCGTCGTCTGCCTTGTCGTTTAGTCAAAACTTCCTGCATGTACGGCGCAGGTGCCGCTGAACGAGCGGTATCTCTAAAGTCTGACAAGATACTCACAAGGTCCTCGGTTACGTTTGTCAGCATGTGCCGAGATCCAGCTTTGCCGCCTTCGCGTTGACGTTTGCGCGCCATGTCGCGTGACGAGCGAGCGCGAAAGCCCTCGTCTCTTGCATCTATCTCAAAATCAGCCATTAGCCTCTAAACCCACTATCGGCGTCGTTTATTTGCCCGTAAGCCCCTGCCGGGGACGACCGGCCCTGTCGTGTCGGAAGATCTGTTGGTTGTCCTCTACGGGGCGCAGAGGCCGCTAATTCTTCGGGTCCGCCTGCTGGTGGCGGTGTGCCAGGTTGCCCAGGAGAAGTCGGATCCATATTTCCACCTGCTATTGGAAAGTCTCCAACAGCCGTGGGTCCACCCATTCCTACAGCCTCCCCGCCGCTTTCTTGCATCCGTTGCATTTCATCGTCGATGCCCCATTCTTCAATGGCCACCTGTGTGAAGATCTCTTGAATCTTGGGGTTTTGGAGTGCTACTTCTAGCATGCGTTTTTGCAACGTGCCCGAAGCATCAGGGTTGCGCAGATATTTTTCCTGCATTTCCCACCAGTCAATAGCCCCTTGTGACCAGAGATTAAGCCCGAGCATGGCTCTGCGATCGTCACGTGTTGGATCAACAGGTTCAAATTCGACTGTAAGGTTGTACTGTCCACGCCAGATGTTTGGCTTGATCGTAAGCATTTGTGTTCTGCCATCTACAGGCATCGCCATCATGCTCATTGGCTCGTCAACAAGATTTTCGTGTATCCACGCTGCTCGTTGCACGATCCTGGAAGCTGCTTGAGCCTGTCCATCATTGATTGGAGAGAACATAAGTCGTCCCTCTCCGATAAGCAGGCCCTCCTGGTGTCCAGACGTTGTTCCTACCTGCCGTTGACCACCGAGAGACGTAGCATACGTGTTAGCAATAATAGAATTTTGCAATTCGTTTAGCCGCTGCTCAAGCCACGCTGGTGCATCTGGCTGTTCCATTGGACGCGGCAAATTGCCATCAGGACTGGCTTGCATTACTGCTGAAAGCTCGCCCATTTCCTCACGCGTTGTATCAGGATCGTGAGAAAGAATCTTTTGATAACCGTAGGAAACGGTATTCCAGTTAAGAACAGACTGTACGACCGCTTCTTCAATCAACTCGTCAGCAGCTCCAAATAACATCGGAACTGCTGAGTCCTCAACTTTTGGTCCGCCCATACCCCACACGCCGTAGACGATTTGGAACGGGTTGAACCCGTATATATTCTTTACAACACCGCGCTCAACCTTTGGCTTGTCGCCCTCCTCCTCTGGTGGACCCCATGCAAACGTAAGGGGTTCGCCATCAGAGATTTTGACGTGCCAGTATTTGCTCCAGTATTCAATTATTTCTATGGTGCCGGTAGTGGCTGCTTTCTGGATGTTTTCAAAATGAGGAAATTTCACCGAAGCTGCTGACATCGACATCGTGTAGCGTTGTATGACCCATTCTGGATCAAGTGGATTCTGATGATCCCAGGCAACAGTTTCAGGGTGGATGTTTTCGACAACGTAAGGGAATTTTTCCGCTTTACGACTTTCGTATTCGGCTTTTGCTTCGTCGTAGAGTTCTTGCGTGTCGTATTCGCTTTGTTTGGGCTTTGTGCCCCATGCTTCAAAATCGTAAATGGGACCTTTTATAATGCCAGCGCCAAAAAATACCTCTTTGCCCATCGCAAAAAACGGTGGCATAGAAGCAGAGCGTGATACCTGGTGCAGAAAAGCTAACGCCCATTCTTCCTGCATATCCGCATCTTCTTGAGCACGGGCGCTTGTCTTGTCACGTGGTAACGCCGTGACGATAGGGTTATCAGTGGTTAAATGCAGCGCTGCTTTGTCTACGAGCCGTCTGGCCGTGCCTGGGCGTATCGTTTTGAAACTTCTATCGCTTGGAGGCGTTCTGAACACTTCAAACGTGCGGTCGTAAAAGGCTTTAGCCTGTCGATACAACTCAAGTCGACGCCCGTGTCCGGTGCCAAACTCGTGAATTGCAAGAGCTAGAACATCGTCAATGCTTGGTTTAAGCATCGTGTTTTCAGTTGCCGGCACTAGATAACTCCTATGCCCCGACTAAGAGGAGCCATAGCTCCATTAGCTGGTTCTGTATCCATCATCCAGCCGCGCCGGCGACCGTTAGACCCTAAACGCCCGTTTCGGGCAATCCAGGTCATAGCTTGTGAGAACGCATCAACGTGGTCAGCGAATCTCCCATTTGGAAAGTTTGTCAATTCCGTAAGTAAGGGTTCAAGCCAGGGAGCAGAAGCTCCTTCTTGTGGAATCCAACATACACCGCGCTCAAGATAGACCGTCGCCGCCTCAGCGCGTTCCAATTTGCCTCCGTCTGTTTGCGGGTTGATCGCTCTTAACCCAGGCATGCGTCCTGGTATAGCTTCAATATCTTGTATGAGCGAGTTGCCTGTCGACTTATTCTCGATCAACGTGATTGACGGACTGTGCCAGTCGTGAATTTCAAGAACTTTTGGCAGAAGCAATCCATATCGTAGTCGGTCTCGCCACGCGTATGTAAGATACCAACCTTGCGGACCCTCGCTCCACTCCTGCATGACAGAAAATGCGGCCGAACCGGAAGTTCCGCCAGCCGTGTCCCAGGAATGTATACGTCTTTTGAACTCTGGAGGGTTACGGAAATCGTATCTGTTCCAGCGATTGCGTACAAAAATGATACCGCCCGTGGCTGACGGATCACACAGGAAGGTCATTGTATAAAGCGAAATGCCTTTTTCCGCTTTTAACTGGTCAAGACGAGTGGCAGGGAATGATCCAGGCCACAGAACAGGGCCCCAGGGATACGGTTCATCGTTGTTGATTGCAGGAAGAACAACTTTGCGCATACCAAGTCCACCCTCATCGGAATCAGGGTTCATTGGTGATGTGAAAGTTTCCCACAAATCGTTTTCACCCCATCGGGTAAATACAGCGTCCAAGATTCCTTCGGGGTAGCCTTGCGGGTCCCGTATGAGTCGGTCCAGCAACAAACCTTTGATCCATTCTCGTTGCTGTTCCATTGTTTTTTCGGAGTACACGTCTTGTGGGTCAGTCACGTCGTCGAGATAAATTTCCTCGAAGTGACCTCCCTGAATTGGTCCTAGTACGCCTGTGCCAAATAGCGTGGCGTCTGGACGAGCAGCGTTTGCTCGACGGATGTACAGCGTTGACTGGTTCCACTGTTTGTTTTCGTCAGGAACAATTGTTGGAAACACCATCTTGTAACGTGGGTTTCGTTCGATTGTTTCTGCGACAGACATGACCTGTTTGGTTGCCTGTGCAGCCGTATTCATAATGAGCAGGCGCGCACGCGTGGGGTACTTACCAATGGACCATTCGATATACATGCGCCGAGTCCTGGATTTCCAGAACTCTGGTGGTGCAGAAGTAGCTGTCGCTTTTTCTGCTGGCTCCTGTGTTGTAAGCGTGGCGATGTAATACTCGATGTGTGGAGGCAGTTCTAACGGAACAAAGTTTCCGTCGATGTCGTAATCGCCGTGGACAAACTCGCAGTAGGCGCGAAAATTGCGCCTAGCTCGCTCGGCCATGATTTCTTCGGGCCTGATACGTGTTTGTGTGGCCACTAACTACCTGCTCTCAACAAGAACCTCTAATTCTTCATCAGACATTCCAACAAGTTCCTCTGGAGGAACATACGCCGGCAATTCTTTAGGTTTGTCGTTGGCTGTACGTTGTATTTGCGCCGGGGTTCTACCTATAACGCGCATCATAACTTGAGTCGCTACGTGTGAACCTTTGCGCCCACTGGCCAGGTTTAGACTTTGCGCTCGCAACTCATCTGTAAGTTTTGCTTCTCCAAAGTCCTGGGCTGTTTGATATAGTTCTGCGTTTTCTGGAACAGCTACCCATACGGTGAAGTCTGAATTGGTGATTGGGTTGTACGGATCAGCGCGTAAACGAGCGGATGCTGGTGAATACGCCTCTGAAACGTATCCCAGCATCCGCATAAAACGATCTTCGTCCAAGATCCACGCTTGACGTATGGGTGCAAGTGGATCAGAGGCTGCACGTTCGTTTCGCTCTAAGTCAGCACGAGTTTGAGCCTTACGTGTTTTGCCTTTACCTTGTGCTTGCGCCACTTAAATTGCCTCGGTGCCTACAACTTCTTTGTGATTTGCAGTTCCCTCGTGTTCTCGACGACGTGCAGGATCTGCAAAGTGCGCCATACAAGGTTCGCAGTCAAAATGAGGCGCGTCGTAAGCGCATCCTTTGGCTACAAGTTGTTCACCTGACGGAGTGGCAGGTTCACGAGCAGCTTCAAGCTCGGCGTCGATTTGTTCGCCGGCTTCTGTCATGAACTTGTCCTCCTCCTCTGCAATTTCCGCTTCTGCTGCTGCACGAGCTCGTCGAATAGACGCTTCGAGCTTCTGGTCCCTTTCGGACTTGATGCTCAGTATGCGTTCCCATTCGGCTGACCCACGCACGTATATGCGCGCGGTCTCTTGTCCATCAGGAGAAAGAACTTCAACCGGGTTAGACACCATTTTTACAGTATCAACGGCCTGTCCTATAAAACCTATATAGACTTCCTCTTTAGAAGGGGACGTGGCAGAGATCCAGACTCCTCCTATGCGTAGTCGTCCAGGAGTATTTACCCAGTCGACCAGGTTTGCTCGTTCCTCAGCCTCTTGATTACGGAGGGCTGTCTCGTCCGTGCGGAAAGCGTCACTAACACGACTGGTCATGATTGTGCCTCAATGCGATCACGCAGTTTTTGGCTGGCTTTAGTAGTTAGCGCAGAGACGAAAGCAATACAGTCGTCTGCCAGCGTATCTACTTCCTCTACTACGGTCTCTGTTGCTGGGACCAGGTGCATCCATTCACGAACACGAGACGTGTGAGTGTCCAGTTCGCTAAGTTGGAAGCTGCCTAGCTCAACACCGCCAGCGCCTGTAGCGGTCATGCCAAGATTTTCTTTATGTTGCGTATCTGCGTACGCGCGAGCCCTATCGGCTATGTCGTTTAGAGACACATTGCTACTCCTCTGTAAATGTTGTCGATCCTCGAAAGATAGCAAGAAAGCTATTCAAGCGTCATTCACCCTCGTACGCGTGCACGAAATAATAAGGTTGATTTTCTTGCATGCGTCGCGCGCATGTTCCATCTTTAAGGACTTCCATAAGGTCTATAACCATGCCTATTTCATCACGATCGACCTGTAGCTTCTCTGCCACAAGCTCACACATGGCAGAGAAGGCGTCTGATGTCGTATCTGTCACTAAACGGGGCTCTACGGCCAACGTGCCAAGCCCTCCAGCGCCTATTTGGCCCTGACGGCCTAGTAACCACGTACTAATGCCTGGATATCCGAGGGAATCCACAAGAAAGTGCACCTCGTGTTCCGCCTGGTTGACACATACAACTTCAATCATCATCATCTTCCACGAATACAGGTGTGCCGGCACCCACGTAGGCACCGACTATGTTGAAGTCGTAGAACTCCCGAGCTTCCTCGTAACTCATGTCACGCATGAGGACCTCCAGGAGTTTCTTTATTGAGTAAACACGGAGCTCTTGGGTGAATTGCCACCCTGTACCGATAAGAGCTTCTTCAAATCCGTCCGCCTGGAGAGGCTCCTCTGTTTCCCTGATAGGACAGGGCTCAAAAGAACCGTCTTGTCGCTCTCCTAGCGCGAGTAAAGGCGCATGAGAGAGCTTAAACGTGTCTCCCGTTGCTCCGCATACAAGACAAAGCCAGATAGGCGGCGTTATTTGGATGTTCCTGATGATGTTCAACAGCTCCTCCTCAAAAGCTGATGGGTTGCAGGTTGATCCGTTCATGCTACCATCCTCTTAGTGGAACAACGGTAAGACCTACCGTGAAGCATGGCCAGGTGGTCAGCCTCCCGAACAGACGAAGGCCCGAGGGTCTCGTAGCATCGACAAGGGCAACACCCGGTCCGAAGTAAATCCGGTCTAGCGACGCGGCGCTCCGTAAAACATGACCCACTCCTCGGCAATTTTTTGTGGGGGAACCTACGGAGGGGGTGTGCCCAAACTTGGTCCACAAACAACGCCTCGCTCATCGCAAACCTTACGCCTAATCACCCTGGGCGCTCGCAAAAGACAAACCACAGTCTTTAAGCCTCTAACACCATCCTCGTTACCCTGAAACACAGAAAATGTGTGCCGCATCCATGAGCGGGTAGATCTATCTATACGCGAGGCGGCCCAACGTACTCCCCCCGGGTTCGCCCGCGGATACGTGCGGCCGCGTGCGTTGAAACGGATCGAGGCCTACGACGCCAAAGCTACGCAAAGCTACGGCCGACACGCTGGACAAACGTGGGGGTCGCGTGCTACCCGCGCGCATTATGCCCGATCACGCGAGCCAAAATCGGCCCATTTGACATTCACGGCAGCGTGGGGCATCACGCTCGGATGCGCGGATGACGCGTTCGCGTTCACGCGCCAATAAGGTCCCGTTCCACCCCGGCACAGGCGCGCCGCTGGCCATCGTGAAAATCCGAAACCCTGTGGTACGGTTTTACCACGTTGCTGACACGTTGTCGGCACGAACAGGTGCCCACGAGGCACAGGAGCACATACACATGGGTAGCACAACACACACATCCACCCGCACGGTCAAGTCCCCCACACGAGCATGCATGCACAAGGGCTGCGTTCGGAAGGGCAAGGCGTTCAAGACGGCCGAAGGCCGCCGCTGGCACCTCACGAACATCCACGGCGTAGGCGTCACACCCGAGCCCGCTCCCGCTCCCGAGTCCGCTCCCGAGCCCGAGCACGTGAAGCTGGAAGGCCAGCGGCTTGAGGACGACCGGGCCCTACGTGGCCCAGCTACGGTCAAGGTTGCGAAAACACGCCGTACCCGCCACGAGGGCAACGTAGCTTGCATGAACGTACACCGGGGCACACATGCAGCGTGGTTAGACGCACAAGCGTCTACCCCGGACGTGGTGGCCGAAGCCGAAGCCATCGTGGCCGAGACACCCGAACCCACGATCGTGAAAGCGCTCGAAGTTCTCACGCTCGGACTGGCAAGCGTGATGGAGCGCCTCACCGAACTCGAAATCAACTCACGAGCGAACGCATAACCCGAGTGCCCGAGCGGGGGCGGGCATACGTCCCCCGCACACATACCTACGACATGCCCACGTGGCAAGGAGACCTACGATGCAGACCTACGTATTCACGGCGAAAGAAATGCGAGACGTAGCCCTCTCGGGCGGCAAGTGCAACCGCACGCATCCCGACAAACGCAAGCGACGCAACCTGATGGCACGAGTCCGACGTACACGTCGGAAGTACGCAGCGGCGCAAGCGTAACCCAGGCGGGTGAGGCAAGCTACACGCTTGCCTCGCTCGATCGGGACGTAACCCACGACACGTAGGTCACGTTGCGATCGAGCGGGTATCCTCCGCTCACACATACATCACACGTACGTAGCACGTACGAGGAGCACAACGATGGACAACCTGAACACATACGTACTCGACACGCTCGCCGACACGCTCGGCCACGAACCCACACACGCCGACGTGGCCACGTTGAACGTGCCCGACACGATCGACGGCCCGTACGGGATCCCGTACCTACACGGCCTCACGAGCCACGCAGATCTGCACGCTACGTTGAACGCACGTGAGGCCACACGTGCCCTACGTGCAGCGTTGTACGCCCTACGTACCGAACTGGCGCAAAGCTAACACATACACACGAGTGCACGTGCCCCACGTGGGGCACGTGCGAGGAGGACTTACGATGGAAAACGAACACACATACGAGATCTGGAACGCAATCGTGGTCGGGCATGAGCCGTTCCCCACGGACATGCTCACAGGTGACAAGTGCTGGCCACGTACGAACTACGACGAGGAAGCGATCGCACGATCACACGTGAGGTGGTCTTACCGCTACGACTACTACCCGTACACGGAACGGGTGGACAAACGTAACAGGCGCTACGTGGTGAACGTGCAAGGCAAGGGCAACGGGCCTTCGTTCCAAGCGTGGGAGGCATGTGGCTACACGTTCAAAAACATCGAGTACACGACCATCGACTAACACACACGCAAGTGCACGTGGCCAGGTGGCCACGTGCGAGAGGAGACATACGATGTTCACAGCTACGACATGGGCGCAACAGTTCGGCGCAATCGAGATGCCAGACGACGTGTCACGTACGAATTGCGAGAATTCCACGCACACGCAATGCGGACAGCACACGTGCTGCGGGAACCCACGCTTCATGGGCCACGAAGCCACGTGTGCGAACGTAAACAAGGGCTCGTGGGTAACGCGCATTTGGCTGAACACGATTCAGTTTTGCATCTGCGACGAGATGCCCGAATACATGCGAGCACGTGGCCAGATGTGCGTCACTTGCGACGAGGAGTCGTTCGACTAACACACACGAGTGGGGCGTGCCACGCACGCCTCGCTCACGTAGACGTAGATCCACGTGATACACGTCTACGTGAGCGGGGACTCCCGTTCAAACCTACGACATGGGCGCAATGCGCCCGAGAGGAGACCTACGATGGAAACGATCTACGACGTGCTTCACACGGTTACTGCCAACTACGACGTGTACGGCGACACGTCGGAACACGAGGCCATATCATGCACGAGCCTGTCAACCCTGCTCGACGAAGTGCAACGTGAGTACACGCTCACGGATGATGAGGTGTGGGAGTTGAAAACCGACGGCGCCACCACGTACGGCGACGAGATCGGCACCGAGACGCTCACGCTCAGCTCGTCGTGGCTGGGAGGATGGAAGGCACGTTTCTAGCCTCACGCACGAGCGTGAGCGTACATACACAAGTGTGCACGTGGGCCGGTGTGCCCACGTGCGAGGAGTCATACATGAAGTACATCATCGAGCACGAGTACACGGAACGTAGCGTAGACCAGTACGAGGTCGAAGCTGACACGCACGAGCAGGCACTCGCCATCGTGCAGGACGAACTAGGCGAGTACGCAATCGTGGGCAGCGCGTTGCAAGAGCGTACGTCGCTCTCGTACACGACGCGACCTGCGAGCGAGTACAAGCAGGGCAGCTAACCTCACGCACGAGCGTGAGCGTACATACACAACACGTGTGGGCCAGCGTGCCCACGAGGAGACCTACGATGGGAACAGCTACAAAGTGTGACCGATGCGAGCGACCGAGCGCGGTGCTTGCGATCACGGGTGAGGGCTTGTTGTGCGCACGTTGCGAACGACGCATGGACGCGGTACGCGCCGACGCACGACGCGTCGAGAACTGGGGCGTGTACCGTGCGTAACCCCGTATACGTGGCAGCGTTCAGGCCCGATGCGGGCAACGTGAACGGGGTCGGCGGTTTTGACTGGTTCACCGAACCCGAGTGGGCGATCGAGGCACACAGGTCAGGCGTTGGCGTGGGACACGAGGGCTACGAACACGCGCTGTTCACGTACGTGCCGAGCAAGCACGCGAGTCACATGCAGGTGACGAACGAGATCGACGCCGTGTACGACACAATCATGGGCGCGCTGGCGCCACACGAGGAGAACCTACGATGAACAACCCATTCGAGCAGGGCGTTGCGTACAACGTACGCCTGTACGACCCGTGCGTCGAGCACGAGCGAATCACCCACATGGGGGTCACGTACGTCGGCCAACTGGACGACGAGTACGTGTTCCGTACGCAGACGACGGGGGCGATGCTGCTCGCGGTGTTCCCGACCGACATCGCTCAGGCGGCACGTACGCCTGAGCCAGGCAAGCTGCCACGCGGCTACGTCGTGCCCGTTCACAGGCGGGAGTGCTCGAAGCGTGGCGACCCGAGCACGCTCGGCCACGGCCACGTGTGCAACACGGAGTACGAACGGGCACGGTGGGCATCTTGAGCGACACGTTCGAGTGGCAAGAGACAACGCTTCCGCTGTCACGTACGTCGTACACGACGCGGTTACAGGAATTTGCCCGTGAGGAGGCGGGCTACTGGGATCACGACTTGGGCACGTTCGTGCCGATCGTGGAGCGCGACAACCACGTGTATTTCCGAGCGACGTGCACGTGGTACGGATGTGATGCGTGGGCCGAAGTACGGCCCGACGCGCTCGTGCAAGCGGGCAACGATGGAATGAGTGGCGTAGCTCTCGTGACGTGGTGTCGCGGGAGTTCCGTGTCAGGAGATTTGATTCAATGAGCGCACAAACGGTAGGGTGCGACACGTGCAACAGGTACGCAGACGACCACGACGCGGCACAGGTTGTGTTCAACACATGGGAGGAAATGAATCGTGACGAATAATAACAAACACGCACACGCCACGCTCGTACGCCTGGCGCGGGAGGCGAGCGAGCCAGCGGGAGAGCCAGCGGGAAAGGAGCCGAAAACCGAATTTGGCCAAAGCTAAGAGCCAAAATAACCCCCCCCTCAACGAAGTTGAGAGGGGGGGGTAAAGCAGCCCCCAAAATTTCAGCAGGCCGAGAGGCCGAGGAGACTTGCGAATGATGATCTTCGACACACACAAGCAAGCGGTCGCGATTGCGGCTGCGAACCAGCGGGATGAGAACGAGGCGACACACGAAGGCCACGTGCCGTGGACGTACCAGGCGCGGGAGATCCCACGCGGGTTCGTCGTGGACGTGGCAAACGAGTACGGCATCGTGGAGGGCCAGCTATGACCGTAGCAGAAAACATCGCGAGCATCGCGCTCGACATGGGATCGCACCCGCTATACAGGGCCACGTATGACATGTACACGAAGGCGTTGGGCATCGGTGCACACGACGACTTCATCTTCGCCGCACGTTTAGCAGGCGAATATGCGGAGGCGTGGGAGCTAGTACACGACAAGGACTTCGACACGATCGAAGCGTCTGCGGAGGTGGCGGTGAAGATTCTCGTGTACGCATCGCACGGGAATAGCGTGGCTGACGAGGACACGATAAAACGTCTCGTCGATCAGGTACTCACGTGGAGGGATGGCAGGTGACGTTCACAGCGAAGTGCCCTGAGTGCGGACGTGTATTCGACATGTTCGACGACGAGGACGCACAGGAATGGGCGTACGGACACGATTGCGAACAGGAGGAAAGCTAGTATGAGCATGTACTTGAAGCTGTTTCACGGACGCGTGGAAGGCGCGCCGGGCGCCACGACCTACGAGGGTGACGCTCTGGAGGACTTGGGCCACTGTGGCCCCACGTTCGGGCCACTCGTGTACGTGCACACCACGTACAGCGCACGCATGGCAATCGAGTTTGCGAACGACCCCGACAAGGTTCGTATGAACGAGCTCTGGATTAAAAACGATGTTCTGCAATTCGCCGGGCACGAGTACGGAGATTGGAGCGTGTACGAGGCGGACGAACCTGACCTCGGGTGCGGAAGCAACCCGTTCTTCGAGCGATGCCACGGAAGCGACGTGTGTCTCGCCTTAGATGCGGAAGGCGCAACGGGAGAGGTTCTTCGGTCACTCGCACGTGACAACGTGCTCATATCTACGGGCGAACATGCCCAAACGCTGACAGACCGGAGCCTAGCCGGAAAGGAGGCAAAATCGAAATCTGGCCAAAGCTAACCGGCCAAAATACCCCCCTCTCACTTTAGTGAGAGAGGGGGGTTTAGCAACCCCAAATTTTTCTCTGGAAATTTAGTCTGAAAGGCGCAACGACATGAAACGACGACAACGCAGGATCGCAGCAGCTACCGCACTCGGCATCGAGCTCAACGGCAAACCCATGCACGAGCTTCGAGCGTTACTGGAACAGGACGTGAAGGCCAGCGAACGCTACGCTGCGCTCGTAGGACGCACGTTCACACCTGCACCTACACCGGAGGCACCCGCACCGGAGGCACCTAAAGCGGATTCCACACCGAAACCCGCACCGAAACCCGCACCCGCACCGAAAGCGCCCGCACGTACGACACGGGCGAAGAAGTCGACCAAAACATCGGGTAAAGTCAAGAACGTAGGCGGCGCACTCGCCGATGCGCTCAAGAAAGCCAACGCCAAGACGAAGAAATAACGAGCGTCCGCTTAGGAGCACGGACACCTACGACACACGAGAGACGAGGAGACTACGAATGGAAGATTTTTACGCACAGGTTCCCACGCCTATATTCGAGGCGTGTGCAGGAAAAACCGACCAACGCCCTGTGCTCACTGGCGTACTCGTGGAGTACGCCAGTGAGGGCTTCGCAAGATTCACGGCAGCCGATGGATACATACTTGCGAGCGTTGAGGGTCCAGCGTCGTTACCGAACAACTTTGCGCCCACGCTCGTGCCTGGGTCGTTTATCAAAACGGCCTACACACGAAAGCGTACCGCATCGTACGCAAACAGGTTGCTGTTCGAGGACACACGTGACTCGTTAAGTAGCACGTTCACGCCTGACAAGGTGAGGATACGCAACGTGAACGGGGATGTGAGTGAGACCACGACGATTCAAGGTACGTACCCTGATTGGCGCAAACTTATCCCGTGGCGTGACGAGAGCGACATGTACGAGGGATGGTACATGTCGATGGACCCGAAGCTAATCTCACGTTTGTGCAAGGCGGTGGACACGGACACGTTCACGGTCTCGATTGTAAATCCAAACTCACCGGGCGTAATTGCCACGGGTGAACACGACGCTATCGGCGTGATTATGCCGAAGTTTGCAAACCCAGATCACGAGCAGCTTGCGGAGAGAGCAACGAAGCTCGGTAGCACAACCATCGCACGACTCAAGCGAGAGTTGGCGACAGCGGAGAACACGATCAAAACCCTACAGGCGAAAGCACAGGTGACAGCCTAATGGATAACATACTCGGAAACAGGTTCGCAGGGTACAGGACAGGCGCATGGCACGGACTTGGCACAGTGTTCAACGAGGCTCTCACGCCTCGTGAGGCGCTGGAATTGGCCGACGCGGATATCGAGATCACGAAGCAGCAGATGGTGTATCAGTTTGGCGACGACGCCTACCTGTCCCCACGCTTCGCACTCGTAAGGCCCCCGGTCGACGGTGAGGCAGATCCCGTGTATCTCGGCGATGCGTCGCAGGAATACGTGGTCGTACAAAATCGTGACGTGGCTGACATTCTCACGCCCATAGCCGGTGAGTGGCCGGTTGAAACCGTAGGCGTGATTCGGAACGGTGCGACGTTCTTCATGACGCTGGACGTAGGCCGGTACGAAGTGGCGGGTGAGGAGAACCGCCAATACGTGCTAGTGCACACATCGCACGATGGTACATCGGCGCTCAAGGTCGAGAAGGTGTCCGTGAGGGTCGTGTGCGAGAACACGCTAGTCGCTGCATCACGTAATGCGTCTGAATCGTTCAGTCTCAAGCACGTGGGTGACGTTAAGGCGCAGGCCGAGTGGCACGTCGAGGTCATGGCTTCCCTACGCACGTCGCTCAAGGACATGCAGGAGGAGCAAGAACGACTGGCGAACACGGAAGCCACGGACGAGATCACGGCTGGAATCATCACGGCTGCGTATCCAACGCCGAAAGCACCACCGCCAGCGCAGGAGACGACGGCGTTGGTCAATTCCGATCAGGTGTCGAACGAGCTCGCTGCGAAGTTGATCGCACAGCAGAAGCGGCGTGAGCACGTGTACCAGGTGGAATTGAAACGAGCTGAGACACTTCAACTCTCTGCTGGTTCGCTGTTCGTGGACGAGTACGCAGCAACGCCGATTGGCGGGACTGCGTGGGGCGTAGTGAACGCCGTGACCGAAGTGAGCAACTGGCGTGAAGGCCCACACGCTGACCGCTCGGTGATGTTTGGTGTGCGACGTGATGAGGGCCGACGTGCTTACGACAAGGCGTTGGAATACGCCAACGCTTAATCGTATTAAGGAAGCGGGCGGGAGCCTACACGCTCCCGCCCGCGTAAGGAGGAGACCTACATGAGCAACCCTACAGAAAATGGCGTGAAGATTCCCGAGCGCCTTCACGATCTCGCTATGGCTGTGGACGCCCTGCTGCCACCCATGCCAGAACCACCCGAGGATCTGGACGAGGACGAGGAAAAGCTCGACGAGTTTTATTCGATGGAAGGTCCTGCGGGACAGTTTGAAGCTCAAGCGTGGGACACGTTTGACACACTCTTAGACAGCGCAGAATGGGAGGACGTAAGACATTGGTACTTCGACTACTCCGAACGCAAGGAAAAGGGGGATATCGGCGACATGCCTGACGTGGACACGTGGTTGTCCAACTACTTCACTGGCACCTACTCGTTCAGCATATAGGAGACCTACACATGGGCGACCGAAGAATGATCGAACTGAAAACGCGTGACGGTTCACTGTACGTGTACCTGCACAATCGTGGGTACGAGGCACCTGCAATCGTGTGCGATGCAATCGAGTTTGCACGTCCGCGTTGGAGCGACGAATCGTACGCATTACGAATCATGGTGGATCAAATCATCAAGGGTGGGCGTGACCAACATTTGAGTTACGGACTCATGCTCAAGCCGAACGTGGAGGACGAGTACAACGCCAATGAACCGTCAATCATAATCAATTTGCCCGATCAAACGTGTGAGTTCATAGACAGACATGATCCTAAGTACAACGGGACTCTCACGTACGAGGAAGTGTCAGAGACACGTGAAAATATGGAGGCGAAGTAACAAATGAGCATATTTGCGTGCCCCGCAAGCGAAGCAGCTTGCGGGGAGGTGCCGGGCGAGGACGGTGACGACTGCCGCGAGTGGAAGTGGCAGGTGCGCCGAGACAACGCAGACGGTAGTAGCGAGTTGCTCGACTGTTGCCTCACACAAGAGCAGGCCGAAGATACGGCCAAGAGAGGAGATCTACGATGGCGAAAATAGAGGTGGACGAGCTTGCGCAGGACCACAGTTGCAAGGTGCCCAGGTATCGAATGGTCTTGACCGTGGACGAGTCCCACGACGTTCGTGCGATTGAAGATGGCGTGGTCTACATGGAATCGTACGGAGAGAGAGACGGTTTAGGTGGAGGCTATCTCGTCTGCGACGAGTGTGGCTTTGTCTGGTCGTACGCCTACGAGGACGACGTGCCTACCTACGAGTACGAGAATTGACGTTTACATTAGACGAGGAGATCTACGATGGCCAAAATCGACATGACTAAACCACTGGCACCTGGGCGCGTCCGCTGCCAATGCTGCAAACGCAGCATGAAGCGACTGAAACGCGGGTGCCAAATGCACTACGCATGTCTTACAGACCATGTGACCGGGCGTTGTGACGACTACGACCACCGCTTTATGTACGAAATGTTTCGGGCAAATTTTGGAGGGAAATGAATCATGTTACTGACGATTAAACAGGTGCTCGAAGCTGCGAGCAAGGCGTATGGCGCGCCTGGGCTCATGCAGCACGTGATTCCAGCGATGATGCCCACTGTACACGGGGGTGCCTTTACTAATGCACAGCATCATGCGTCATACATAGCCACATGTAGTCCACAAACGTGTCCTGACCCCTTCGGCCACGGGGTCGTTATAGACATCATCGAGTGGATAGAACCTTCCATCGTAAACAACGGCACAATCATCGAACACACTCAACTGGATCAGGTGTTCGACCGTATGCACTCGGACATACGTCGCATCAAGAACGCGATAGACGCTTTAGAAAGGAAGGCGATATGAAGATCACTGTTACGCAGAACATGCTCGCAGAGTTAATCATGTCCGAGGTCGAACCGTTCCGGTCAGATCACGGCGAGCGCAAGGAGCATGTCGCGATGGCATTTTGCCGGGATTGCGGAGGCCGCCCTAACTTAGAGCAGGAAGCGATGATCTGCGCAATCGAAAAGGCTAACCCTCGGAGCAAACGCCCGGTGATTACTGTCACCGAGTTTCAAGTGCCCGGGTGGGTGTGGGCACTTTACTACGACATAGACAAATGGGGAGATTGGGGGCGAGAAGGAACGCCTTACATCAGGGCGGGGCGACGCATCATGCAGGAGTTGGAAGCCGAGTACCCCGAGACATTCACAAAGGCCTACAACACCCTTATAGCCAGAAGCGCTGCTTGGAGGGGTTTGCCGTCCCATTTGCTGCGCTTGCCATACATACCACAGGAGGCTCAATAACATGGATATCAAAGATACAGAGAAGGCCATGCACACGCCGGGACCGTGGACAGCCAGCCCGACCCGAAAGGGCATCCTGGGCGACCCTGAGAGCTACCGACTATACGGCTTCGCCATCACCGCCGAGGAGCCGAAGATGTACGGAGGGACGCCCGTCGCTCACGTCTCCATCACCCGCAGGTACAGGCTTGTCGAGTGGTCAGACGAGACCGAAGCCAACGCAGCCCTGATAGCTGCTGCTCCAGACATGAAGGAGGCGTTGATAGATGTGCTCGACTGGTACGACGAGTGGATGGAGAGCGATGAGCCAGAAAAACTTGATGTCGAACACTCGATGGACGCGGTTAGAACAATCCTGTCCCAAGTAATGAGGTAACATACCTACGCGGTCGTCGTTCCTGGAAGTTGTGCTCCTGTGACGACGACCGCGTTCTGTTACCCTCGATTACATGCTCAAAGCATGTACCAGAGGTTGTGGTGGCTCCTTAATTCGGCACGCGGGCGGCGATGTACGCTGCTCGATGTGCGCTCGGCCGCCACAGTCGAAGCAAGATTGCCCGATGTGTGGGTGCATAAACCCCCCTGGGTGCGTGACCCATCGCGTGGGACTAGGCTCAGGGAAAGGCAGCATTTTTTCGATCTGCCGTTGGTGCCCCACAAGCCCGAGCATCCGAGTGCCTACGAAAAACAGGCACATTGACCGAGGGAATCCGAAACAGAAGGAACGGATCTATCTGGCGCAACGGGCTGCGATTGGGTAGACTCATATTTCGCGTGGTTGGAGTTGTCTGTCGTAGGTCTCCTCCTCGACCACGCAACGCCGGCCGGCTGTTTTGCAAGCAGCCGGGCCGGCGTACCTACGACACCTACGACGTAATGAGGAGATTACGATGCAGTACGACGAAGCGTTCCACCGAGAGTGTTCTGGCGTTCAAGTGTGGGCGATTCACGAGAACAATCCCGAGCTCGAACACATAGAGATTCACCTACCCGAATCCGTGGGCATAACTGTGAGCACCAATGATGATCGACCGCGGATCGTGCTACGTATGTCACCGGATCAGTGGCAAGAGCTTATTCTCCACGCACAAAATCCCCTCCGCTCGTAGTGGGCAAAGACGTTGAGACGTGGGCCTGGTCCACGTCCGTAGACACGACATCGAAAATTGTGCTTGTCTGGCTTGCGCGCACAGAAACCGAAATGGTTTCACGCAGCGGTCCAACCGCAATCGCCGAATTAGCGAACATATCCGTACGCTCCGCTGAGCGCGCATTTCAACGTCTTGAAAACGCGAATTTTATATCGCGAATTAAACGTGGAGTTTACGCAATCAAAACCGTCACGAGCGACGGTCCTACCGTCACCAGTGACGGTAAGCGAGAAACCGTCACCAGCGTGGGTCCAGACCGTCACCAGCGTGGGTTACTCGCGCGCGCAGATCTAAACAACAACAACAACAAGGCAAAACAAGAACAGTTGTTCACTGACTCAGAATGGGTAACGGTTATCCATAACAGCACGTGGACGACGACGCAGTTAACGTCACCGCAAATTGCTCAGGTGGAAAAGAAGTACGCGTCGCTCGACCTCGTGGAAACCGCGATGCGGTGGGAAAACTGGCATAGCGCGGGCAAAGGCAAGCGGCGCAGGCCGAAAGATATTTACCGCAGCTTTACAAACTGGTTACGAAAGGAAATGCAACATGGCGAAACCAATGCAGGCGCTGGGAGACACTCTGCGATCAGTGGCAAACATAGATTCTCAGGCGATAGCAGACCGCGCGACGCAGGAACCGATTGGGTATGAGTATGCGTGTGACACGTGCCAGGATTATCTGTGGGTTCATTACTTAAACGAGTACGGAACATGGCCGAAGTTGCACGAGCCGGGTTTCGGCAAGCTAGTTCCATGTCCAGACTGCACATCATCGACCGTGGCGCAGGTAGCTGAGGCAAAGACGGCAGGTTTGTTCCGAAAGGCGGGTCTTGAGGGCGTGAACGTGGCTCGTATCGACACCTTTGACACGAGCAGGCAGATGCACTCGATGAAAGCACAACAGTCAGCCGAATTAGCGAAACGAGCCACGTTGGATTGGGCAAGTGGTACTGGTCCAGAATTCCTCGTGCTGACCGGCGGTACTGGTGTGGGAAAAACTCATCTATCGCAGGGCGCTGTCGTACGTGTTATCGAGCGTGGCGACCCGGTGGTGTACGTAATATGGGCTGATTTCGTTTTCGGACTGCGCCAAAAGCTGGATGAGTCGCACGAGTATATGCGTACACTTCGCGATGCAAAGTATCTCGTGATTGACGAGATCCTGAGTGCAAGAGACACGACATCGTTTTTGGCCGAGACACTCCAGGATTTGCTCGGTCACAGGACGCACTACAACAAGCCAACCGTGCTCGCAGGCAATTTGGTTGCCGAGGGCGAGACCCCAAGCGAACGTAAACAATGGTGGATCGACCGTGTAGGAGAGCGGTTTGTATCGAGGATGCAAGACAAAACGATGGTCAAAATCGTGGACATGTGGGAGTGCGACGATTTAAGGCCGCAGCAAGGAGATTAGCGTGACCCTACGAGACGAAATGGCAAAGGAAAGGACGAAGCGTGGGGCAAGTCTTACGCAGCAATACCAAACTGGTGCGCCGATTGCAGCCGCAGTCGAAACGCACATGCGCCGTAAATACGGCGAAAGGAGACCTATGACCGACTCGACAGAGGTAATGACGATAACTCGTGAGGACGTAGCTGTGACGCAGCAGGCGTGGGGAGCATTTGCTCCACTGTTCAAGGAAATGGGCCCTGCTATGCAGCTTGCACGCCTGCACAAGACAGGCTTTGAGCCATATCACATCGACCTGGTACATGGCTCGCTGTACATCAACATCAAGGGTCTGGAATGGCATGCAAAACAGAAGCTCGGCGCTCGTTGGGGCCGGCTAGTCACAACGCTGGTGCCCGAAGCTGACAAATTGGCTTACGGAATTGGGCCAGATGAAATAGGTGTCATTGCGCACTACTACGCTAGGCATCCGATCACGCTGGATCTCGAAGCTGTCCCATCCGAGGAAGGTTTTGGACGGGCTTCCACGAAAAAGGGCCAGCAGGTAATTGCTGGTTCGGCCATTGAAACTGCACACCCGTACCGGATGGCACAGAAACGTGCGCAAGCTGCATGCCTGCGCAATGTTGCGCCGATCGGAATTGACATCGGCACGGCCGACGAGGGAATGGTTCTAGGTGTGGACGTGCCTGAACGCAACATGCTGCCCGAGGCAGAGCTTGTTCAGGAGCTCGATCAGGAGGAGTCAGCGATCTGCTTCCGAGACGATTGCGAGAACGAGGCTGGGCCTACCGTGGACGGACGAGCAACCTGTGAAACACATGCAGCCGAGGAGATCGCCAAGATGGTCAACCACACGGAGGCAAAGCAAATGGAGTGGTAATTCTGAAAACGTGATTTTTTGTCGCGATATTTTTATCGCAGTTTGAGGAGAACTTATGAAGATCACCCACATCAATGCGAAAAACCTACGACAGCTCTCGGACGTAAACACTGATTTACCACCTGGGCTATCGCTGGTTGTGGGCGCAAATGATGCAGGCAAGACAACCTTGCTCTGCATTGCTACACGTTGGGCTCTGTGGGGAGCTCACGCCGTGCCGTCACAGGACAGGCAGGTCACGTACGGTCAAAGCGACATGAGCGTAAGCGTGACGTTTGAAACTGGGATGAGTCAATACGTGGTGACACGTCGCCTGCACCTGGGTAGTTCAGGTCGCAGCACCGTCGCGTTGAATGTCGAGTCAACACTTGACGGTGACATAACTGGGGCCACGATTCGAGAGACGCAGGCTGCACTTAACGAGCTTATAGGTACGTACGAGACGTTTCGTATGACAGCTTACGTGGATCAGGTTGAGGGGCCGGGCGACTTCTTGCGCAGAACTCCTGCGGATCAGCGTGAGGTGCTGCGTGAGATCCTAGATCTTGGTGACTGGGACGCTTGGCACGCACGAGCACAGGAGAAAAGTGCTGAGTCCGAGACGTATCTAAACGTAAATGAAGATCGTCTTGCAGCAATGACTGAGGATGTTTCTCACAACTTGCCACGGGCACTTGAGCAGCAAAAGGTTGCAAGCCAAACGGCTGCGGATATTGGGAAGCTAATTCAGCCAATAGATTCCAAGCTGTTGGAGTTACGCGCAGACGCAAGCACGATACATGAACGTCACAAACGCCGTCTTGACCTAGAGCAAGAACACAAGAGCGTTCTTAACAGTATCAACATACAAAAACAGCGTGTGTACGAGGCGAACGGCCAGGTTCAGAGCGGCTTTGAGCTTCTTTCTGATGCGGCACAGATTGAAAGCATGTACGAAAATCACATGTCGGGCGAACGCCTTATGACCGAGGCGCGTGAGCATGTGATAAAACAAAACCAGTTGATTGCCTCCCGTAACAAGCAAGCACAACAGGTTGCTGTCAAGTGTCCTACATGTAAGCAGCCTGTCGTAGAAATGGAGGATTTGTTAGAGGTTCCAGTCGGGTTAAGCGACTGGCTTCGGAAGCCTGATGTAATTGAACTAAAGAAACGCTGGGCGAATTTACAGGACGCCAAAGCCAACTACGATTTTCACGAGCAGCGGTTCGAGGAAGCGCGTAAAGATTTGGCCGGCTTACAAGAGCAGATCCACGGTGTAGAGGATCGGTTGCGTCAGAAAGATGATGGACAAGAGGAAGCAGAAAGGTTGCACAAGGAAATACAGAAGTTAGAACGTGAGCAAGCGCAATTACGCAAACAGTATCAAGCCGCTGCGCAAGAGCAGGGACGGCTTGGAGAGGTGGTGAATCGGCTTCAAACAAATGAAAGGGAAGCTAAGGACCTTTCAATCGACTTGGCGAAACGTCGAGACGATCATGTCAGTTTAGAACTGACGACGGAAGTGTTTTCGTCCAGTGGTGTGCGTCAACTTATGCTTGACCAGGCGATTCGTGAGCTTGAAGGCGCTGCCAACGGTGCGTTGGCAGAACTAATGCCGGGCTTTTCAATCCACTTTTCCACACAATCCGCAACGGGTGTGGAAACATTGGAGCAAGGTGTCCGAACACCGGGGGGATTGCTTGCGTGGCAAGATCTCGGGGGCGCTGCAAGCGTAGCTGTGGCTCTTGCTGTTCGGATCGGGCTAATTGAACTGCTTTCAAGGTATCGAGGTGTCAAGTACGAGCACATGATCTTAGACGAGGCAGACGCGTGGCTCGTTGGAGAAAGACAGGAGGGCTACATACGATTGCTTGCCAAGCTGGGCAAAACTATGAACGTGACTGCAATCAGTCACATAGCAAACGTGCAGGAAATTGTGGAACAACGCATTGTTCTCACACCTGGCGTCAACGGAACTGAGGTAGACCTACGATGAACAAGACTGATAATCACCGAGTCGTTATTTTAGCTGACACGCATATTGGTGCTGAACGTCGGCCGTGGCTGCGAAAGCTGAACGGCGGTGGGGAAATAAATCATATCGAATACGATCAACCAGCACAGGAAGCGATGAAGTTTGCGGCCGACCACAACGCAACAACGATTATTGCCGGGGACATGTACGATCGGCGTACGCCTACGCCAAGTGATTACGTTCGTGGATCTCAGCTTCAACCGACGCTGGTAGTGACAGGGAACCACGACATTCCAGCAACAGTATCTCCAGATGCCTTGTGGAACTACGAGACGGCTGCGGAAGGGCAAGCTATTGCGGCACGTGGTGTAATGCGTGGACAAGTCAGTACAGAACGAATCTTTAGGACCATTGGTAAACCTATACAAATTGTCGGGTTGCCGTGGCCGCGCTCGGTAGACTGGCCACTTAATCTGCCTTGTACGATTGAAAGTGAAATTTCGCAAACACGTGAGTTTGTCTTAAATGCTTTGGCCGAGCAATGTGAGCAACTTGATACAAGCCTGCCTGCGCTTCTCGTAGGCCACGCAATGGTGAGTTACGGGAACACCACACCCGAGGACCCCGGCCTACTGCTGGGCAAGGATGTGGTGCTGCCGTACGAGGCTCTGACGAGTCTCCCGAACATCGGTGGTGTTTACCTGGGCCACGTCCACGACCCGAGCTCTCCTGCTTACGTGGGTAGCACTCAGCCGACTGACTGGGGTGAGTGGGATCAGGTCAAGAGCTTCACAGTGGTGGACATAGTAAAGGCACCCCCTGGTGAGAGTTCGCGAAAGACTAGCTGGCGCACTCAGTCGGCAGACATGGATTCCTATCGGCATCGTTTAGTGCACACCACACAGGTAAATGGCTGGCTGTACCACACGTACAAGATTCCGTACGAGACTTCGTTGAAGTTAGTTGACTGTGAGTTTGAGTACGAATATCTGTTCCGAGCAGCGGCTGGAGGAAGGCCTGCGACTGGTTCCTCCTCTTGGCCATCGACGTTCCCCGAGTCCGCTAACTTTCGCTGCACGATAAAGGTTCCAGCAAACGTGTCCGTGGACCCTGCTGTGATCGCAAATCTACGGATCACCTTAGATCGCCTACGTGTAAGGACCGTAGAAATACTTATTGAACACGAAGCGCAATATACAGCGCGAGTGGTAACACCCGAGCCAATGGCAACGATGCGCCCTGTAAACGCTATCGAAGTGTGGCTTGAGCAACGCAGCACAGATAGTCACATACGCACACAAGTTGTGGAGCAAGCTACTCAGATTATGGGTAATTCCAAAGAGTAGTTTGTAACACTGTCCAGAATGTAGAGAATGACAGTCTAAGCGCGAGGTAGCTATGGAATGAGAGTATTCGCCATCGACCCTGGCCCAACAAAATCTGGCTGGGTTTCTATCGTGAACGATGTCCCTGTGATGTGGGGCTGGGAAGTCAACGAGGTTCTTATCACGGAACTGCATGCAGATTCCACGCTTGTGATCGAGGACATCGGAAACTACGGCATGGCTGTCGGCCGAGACACGTTTGAAACCTGTAAGTGGATGGGCAGGTTCGATCAAGCTCACGTGTCAGACGCTGTTTTCATTCCTCGCCCTACGATCAAAACACACCTGTGTGGAATCGCCTCTGCCAAAGACAGCAACGTGCGCCAAGCCTTAATCGACAGGTACGGTGGTAACGAGCTGGCTATTGGCGGGAAGAAGTGCCAAACTTGCAAGGGCAAGGGTTGGGTAGGACGTGGGCGTTCTAAATGCCCTGACTGTGGGCATCACACAGGTGTGTTTGACGGCACGGGCTACGAAACCCCACCTGGAGTTTTGCACGGCGTCTCAGGGCACGCCTGGAGCGCCCTGGCAGTAGGTATTACCTACCTGGACCAACTAGGAGAAGAATGAAGAAAAAGTTATTCGGCGTTGCACTCTTTAGCGGTTTCGCTTTTATAACCCTTGCTTACATATCTAGGAGGAGAAAGTACCAGTAACCTACTGCGTGACACTCACACCCACACTTCTCATACCCGCAGTCAGGATGGTCAGCGAACAGACAGCACAGTGATGTGCTCACTTCTTTCGCTTCTTCTTCTTAGCACGCTTCGCTGCCGCTTTCCCTTTTGACGTGTACGGGTACTTCTTGCCACCAACTTTAGGCATTACTCAATCCTTCTTTGACTCACTCGCACTACTCTTGCGATCCCTCTGAGTACTGCATTGTACCCTCTGTCCAACCTGTCCTTAGTTTTAGACGGGTTGTCCGTAGACAGGTGTCCGTTCCAGAGGAACACGAACGACAGGGCAATCACGTAAAGCACCCCTGCTAACAGTGACGGTACAAGGATCAGGACAACGGCAATGCGTCGCAAGAGTCCTATCAACAAGTCTCTAAGTTTCCGAAGCACAAGTGTTCCTTTCCCGGGTTGAGCAAGCCACGCAAGCAGCAGCCCGACCTCGTACAAAACAATGATGGGACCGGCTAAGAGCAGTTGGTTAACGATGTCAAATGTCGGGGTTACGATGGCTGAGACAATTATTGCGGAGGGCGGGACAAACTTCCTGATCCTCTTGAACCGCCGGTACGAGACAAAGCGCAGCTTCGCCAGCAAGTACATCAGTAGCGGTAACTCAAAGATCACGCCGAGCCACCACACCAGGGTCAATGCAAGGGATAGATATTCGCTGATACGGATGGTGGGTACAGCTACGTCCTCA